CAAGCCATGCTTCGCCATGAGAGCCAGATAGACCGCTCGTACCTTTCGCTTGCAGACAAGAGAACTGGCGACTGGGCTACAGTCAAGAAGCCACTCAAGAAGAGCGCCAGACGCGCTATGCTTCGGTGGTTCTACGACTACACCTATGGGCGTGAGTTCGACCTCAAAACACTACTTGAGAACAACGGCGCTCACTGTGTCTACCACATGGCTAGGAAGCTAGTCGCTGCTGGGGCAATCACTGAGGTGTCAGAGCACAACGGAGGAGCTGCTGGCTCTAAGATATACATCGTATCTGACCGTGAAATGATCGGGAGGATGTTAGCTGATGGAAACTGATGACATCGTTGTGAAGCCTAAGCACTACACACAGTACGCTATAGAACCAATCACCTTTATCATGACCAACAAACTGCCTTTCCACATAGGCAACATAGTCAAATATGCAGTCAGAGCCGGGTCTAAATCCTACCCCAATCAGACCGCAGAACAATCAGAGATCACCGATCTAAAGAAAGCCATCCGCTACTGCGAGATGCGTATAAACCAAATTGAGGGAAACGAACTATGAATATGATGAACAGCACAGCTATTTACGGGCCATCTATTGGTATCTCAGAGGAGATACACAAGATGAAGTACCGCTCAGTGGGCGAGACCTTCAAGGAGGCCATGACCCGTGTAGCTGATGCACTAAAAGATGGAGAGGATCACTTCGAGGCCTTCCGTGGCATCCTCTACAACATGCGCTTCCTACCAGCTGGGCGTGTCCAGAGTGCTATGGGTGCTCCCCGGCGAGTGACACCCTACAACTGCTTTGTGTCCATGACTATCGAAGACAGTATGAACGGCATTATGGAGGCAGCAGCAAACGCAGCAAAGACCATGCAGCTAGGTGGTGGCATTGGGTATGACTTCAGCACCCTGCGTCCCCATGGCTCCCTAATCCGCTCCCTCGACAGTAAAAGCTCAGGCCCTATGAGCTTCATGGGTATCTTCGATGCTGTGTGTAAGACCATAGCCTCAGCAGGCCACCGTAGGGGCGCACAGATGGCCGTACTGCGTGTTGACCACCCAGACATCGAGACATTCATCCGCGCTAAGAACAACAGCACTGAGCTTACACAGTTCAACATGAGTGTTGGTGTGACCGATGAGTTCATGCAGGCAGTCAAGGATGATGCAGACTTTGACTTGGTGTTCGAGGGTCAGGTCTATCGCACTGTGAGTGCCACAGCACTGTGGGATGACATCTTGCGCTCGACTTGGGACTGGGCAGAACCCGGCATCCTCTTCATCGACCGTATCAACAAGAAGAACAACCTGCACTATTGTGAGACTATTGCAGCCACCAACCCGTGCGGAGAACAGCCGCTGCCGCCCAATGGCGCATGTCTCCTTGGTAGCTTCAACCTCGTGAAGTACGTCAAGCACAATGGCATCCAAAGTGGCGACACAGCAACCTTCGACTATGAGAAGCTGAAGGCTGACATTCCGCATGTAGTTCGAGCCATGGATAACGTGGTGGACCGTGCAGTCTACCCACTGCCAGCACAAGAGAAGGAAGCCAAAGACAAGCGCCGCATGGGGCTGGGTGTCACTGGTGTAGCTAATGCCATTGAGGCGCTGGGCTTCCCGTATGGATCGCCTGACTTCATGGACACAATGGAAGAGATCATGCGTACCATTCGTGACGGTTGCTACCGTGCGTCCATTGAGTTGGCTAAAGAGAAGGGTCCATTCCCACTGTATAGCCACAAGTTCCTAGACAGCGGCTTTGCTGAGACACTACCGGGCGACATACGCAATGACATTGGTGAGTATGGCATCCGCAACAGCCACCTCCTCAGCGTAGCACCAACTGGTACAATCAGTCTGAGTGCTGACAACGTGTCCTCTGGCATCGAACCAGTCTTCAGTCACTACTACGACCGCACCATCCAGACCTTCGATGGTCCACGGGTAGAGCGAGTAGAAGACTATGGTGTGCGTGAGTTTGGCGTCAAAGGTATGGCAGCAGATGCCCTATCGGTGTTTGACCATGTACGAGTGCTCAACCTTGCCTCCAAGTATGTCGATAGTGCTTGCAGTAAAACCTGTAATGTTGGGGATGATGTCACTTGGGAACAGTTCAAGGATGTCTACATGCAAGCCTATGACGGGGGCTCCTCTGGATGCACCACGTTTAGAGCCAGCGGAAAGCGCTTTGGTATTCTCAATGCCTCTACAAGCGAAGATGCTGCGATAGAGACTGTGGTAGAACCAGATGCCTTTGTGGACGAGAAGGAAGGTGGCGCTTGCTACCACGATCCAGCCACTGGCCTCCGTACCTGTGAGTAAACTAGAGAGGCCCTTCGGGGCCTCTTTGATTAACCAATGACAGGAGAACAGGATGTTCACTGTGGAGTTCGAGCAAGACCACACAAAGGTAGTAACAGTTGACCAGAGTGGCAAACACGAAGACGTAGAGATGTTCCTAGAGGAAGACGGGACTGTGTATATACGCCAGTTCGCTGAGGAGCTCGGTGAGTACCAATTGCTAATCATCTCCCACTACCAACTCGTAGACTTGATTGCTTCTGTAGATGCACCAGAGGGTGCCCACCTAGCAAAGATTGGAGACAGCAATGATGACTAAACTTTATGACTTAGAGCCAATGATAATGGACTGCTGGCATGTCTGTGATGATATACAGGTAGTGTTCAGACAGATAGGTGATGGTGAACGTGACCCTACACAGGATGAACTGATGAACGCCCTGCTGGGTATGCAGCAAGTGTATCAGTGGAAGTTTGAGCAACTGTTCTCCAAGTATGAACAGGTGATTAAAGCAGGGAGTAGTAGCAATGATTTACCCTAGAATAAAAGTCGATAAGAACAGATGGCACAGCTGGTTTGCTTGGTATCCCATCAAGTACGGCATCCACTGGGTGTGGTTGCAGAGGGTCCAGAGGCGCTGGTGTGACCACCCAGTTCTTATGTCATGGGATTACAGTGTGCCCACCATAGATGACATGGATAACAACATAGACTGGGACAAACTGTTGTGAGTGGTGGCACGGGGGCGGCTCCGTCTAGCAGACCCTACTCCACCGTGCCGTTGTTACCGGAGTAACCTATACCCACATAGCACTTTAACGAGTGATTTGCAAGGTCTACCAAAAAACACTGATCGGGACTGAAGTTTGGTCCTGACCAGTGCTAAGTTAGTTCGCCGTTACTTCATACGGAGCATTATGGCGAACAACAACCCAACTATTATTAGATCGCTTAGTGGGAGTGCTATTCCATTAACCATGGGATCACCTTCCTTTCTTCAAGCTGACAAGAGTTGGCCTGCCAGTATTCTGTCGATCAGTGTTTTTTGACTTATGCCTCAGCCATCTTGATAGCTGCCATGCGTGTCTCTTCGTTACGCCGCAGCCACCCTCGGCCAAAGGTATCAAAGGTCTTGAGGCGTCTGTAGAAGGCCTCTCGCTGTGCTGCGTATTGTTCAATGATGTCTATAGGGTCCATACGGCCTACAGCGCCTAGTGTCTGAGGACCGATGCCGCCATCTTGTGTGACACCCACCACCTTCTGAAGCATACGGGCTCCACGGCCTGTACCTCCGTTGACTGCCAGATCGAAGACGGCAAAATCAACACCAGCTGGCAGGTCATCTCCTTTGATTCGGTCCCAATAGTTACGTTTGTAGATGGGAGTGACATCATCCACCGTCAGAGACCTCATCTCATCCTCAGTTACAGGACGATCTATCCAGCCCTCATAGACAGCTTGAGTGACACCAAGGTTCGTGCGTCCACCGGGGTCGCTGGGGTGGTTCACATAGCCGCCCTCGTGGTGGAGGATCAGCTTGAGGGATTGCTCGAAGTTATCTTTCACTTGTCTACTCCTTTAGTGCGCTCGAATGTACGCAGTGTGCCTAAGCCAAGGAGGCCCATGAGCACGGGCATCATGGTTGCTGTGTCCACCTGTGGCACGTTGATGTCCCATGGTGTCAGCAGAGGTGAGATCATGAAGTTGATGGCCATGCCCATGACACAGACCCAAGCAGTCGCTGGTCGCCAAGACGACTGGAACCAGTTGCCCTTAGCTTCCTCTTTGTTGACTGCCAGCTGTGCGAGTGCCAGCTCCTGACCATGGCGTTCTGCCATCGTGCTTATCTCATGGGCTAGAGCTGCCTTCTGGTCTTTGTCCTCAACGAACTTGTCGAGGAGACCTGTGACTGGTCCAATTAGTTGTGCTATCATTTCTCATGTCCTAACCAAACGGCAAAGGCACCAGTCATGGCACCAGTTACGGTTGCTGTTAGTGCTGTTGCCTGTGATGTCATTGCTTCTGGCGAGAGGCCCATGAACCAGTGCAACACTTGCACATACATGAGTGTCATCACGAGCATCATTAGGCGGGGCATCAGCTTCCAAGCCAACACCCGCTCCATTGCGATTGTCATAATGTTATTCCTTGTCAGAACTTGATGAAGCCCAGGTGCCACAAGTAGCCACCACCAGAACCTAGACACAGCAGAAGGAAGCCAGCGATCAGGAGGCCGCTTAGGATGTCCTCCTTCAGCTTCTCTGCTTTAATCAAAGCTAAACGCTGGTCTTCTTTGCGCTCCATGCGTATCTCTCTACGGATGGCTTGGAGCTGTTTGTAGGCGCTGATGCCTCGGGTGTTGGTGATGAGTTCACGCAATTGCTCCTCGGCGTCAGCTGCTTTCTGCTTGTCAAGGAAGGTGTTGAGGGCCTCCTCATTGGCACTGGCAAAGATCGAGGACTTCTTCTTTTGGTGCTTTTGGTTTGCACTGTCTACCGCATCAAAGAACGCAGTGATCTCTTTGGTCATAGAGTAAAGCTGCTTGCCAGCAGTTATCCCACCCTTGACCATTGCAAGGGCGCTTAGAGGGTCCATAGCCGCCCCTTTCTTTGTCAGTCAGCAGCCATCTTCTCAACAGCGCCGCGTATGTGTTCAATGTTGGTGTCTATGCGTGCCATGGCTACAGCTTGTGACTGCACCATCACCTCGACTTTGTTTACACGCTCACTAAAGTTCATGAGCTTCTCAGTGTTCTGTTGGATGTCTGCCATCATCATGGAGACCGTCCAGACAATGGCGGCTGCTTGCGTTATTAGTCCAAGCAAGAGAGTTGCGGGGACACTTTTGGAGATGTGCCAACCGTCTTCTTTGGTCATAGTCTATAAGTGTTCCTCTTTGTTTTAAGCGGCATCCTCCTCTGGAGCTGCTTCTAAAGCCTCAGCCAAACGTGCAACAAAAGCATCACGCCCCACTGCAAGTTGATCCATGTTGAAGCGAGCATTGTCCAGCTTACGACCAAGGTCATTCACATGGTTAAGCAATGTCTTCTGCTCGTCTGTCATGTCTTCTGTAGTCCAGAAGTCTTTAGCCACCATGAGTTCCAGATGCTCAACATTGCGTGACACAGTGTCAGCCCAATCGGCATCTTCCATGTCCTCTGGTTTGTCAGCGTTTAGCAAGTCAACAGAGTGACCCATTGCTGTGTAGTGTTGTGCGATTTCTTCTGTAGTAGGTGTATCAGTCATGTCTTTATCCTTTTCTGACTGGTTACGATTAAGCGTTTTCTAGGGCAGTTACTTTTGCCTCTAAGGTTTCAATGCGATCCATTGCCTCTTGCAGTGCTTTGACTGCTTTCATGTAGAGGATGGAGTAGTTGACTTGCTTAGTGGCTGTCCCCAAATCTTCCTTTGTATCAGGATCAATATCGGGGCTTTCAAAAACAAGGCCACCCATGCCAGCCGCTTCGACTTCTTGAGCAATAACACCAAGCATATTTGGCGCATCAAGGTTATCCGACTTCATACTATATTTACGAACGGTTAAAGCCTTGATGTCATCCCATTGAGAACCACTATCAACAATATTTTCTTTTAGTTTTACATCTGAAATAGAGCCATAGGAATTGTTTTGGTTGACCACATTGCCGTTAGAATAGATATACAATCTGTTTGTTGTGCTATCCTGACAATTCAAGAAATATCTTGAAGTATCGTTTGGGCTACTACCTGTAAATCTTATCCAAGCACCATAAGGCGCAGAACTTGCACTACTTACCATAACAAGTGTATCTTCGCCAATTGCACTTTGATTAAGTTCATGCCGATTTTGACTGGATTGATTAAAGTTATTATTGTTGCTTGATTTAAAATAACCGTTCTTCACCCAAACCCTAGGATTACCATCCCCATCCGACAGCACGATGTTGTTGTTTGAGGTGCGGATGTCCAAGCCGCCTTGGTTGCCGTTGTAGCGGCCAAGGATGGTGTTTTTAGCACCAGTGGTCATCGCATCGCCAGAGTTAGTTCCAACAAAAGTGTTCTTATGCCCTGTTACATAACGTCCAGCTGCGTGACCTAGTAAAGTTTGATTATTACTACTTGTTGTTGTCGCACCAGCAAGGCTTCCTAAAAATGTACTATTTGTTCCCGTTGTCGCAGCATACCCCGCCTGATACCCCACAGCAGTGTTGTTGCTTGCGGTGGTGTTGGAGTATAGGGCTTGAAGACCAAACGCAGAGTTAAAACTGCCTGTTGTATTGTTGCGTAATGTTTGCTCACCAAAAGCAGAGTTTGAGTTTCCAGTAGTATTAAGATACAAAGATCGTCTACCAAATGCCGCAAGAGCTGCACCAGTTGTATTAGCATAAGCAGCCTGATAGCCAACCGCAGTGTTTTCGCTGGCGGTGGTGTTGTTAAACAACGCAGCCTGACCATGAGCGGTATTGTATGAACCTGTAGTATTCAGGCGTAATGCCGCAGAGCCTGTCGCTGTATTTGATGCACCCGTTGTGTTTGGATAAAGCGCATATGCACCTATCGCAGTATTATCAATTGCTGTTGTATTTGCATATAATGCAGCTACACCAAAAGCAGCGTTTGAAGTCCCAGTAGTATTGCTATACCCCGCCTGATACCCCACAGCAGTGTTGTTGCTGGCGGTGGTGTTGAGGCGAAGTGCCTCATACCCTAGAGCAGTATTATTAGACGCTGTGTTATCCTCTAAGGCTTGGTTTCCAACAGCGACATTGGAAGCTCCTGTTGTATTATCAAATAAAGCG